ATAATGTTGTATATATAAATTAGAAAATGAAGAGTGATTGGACATATGAAGGTAAAGAGTTTACAACTGAGATGATCGAGGATTATGTTGGATTTGTTTACTTGGTAACTTTTGATGATGGAATGAAATACATCGGAAAAAAACGGTTTTGGAGTAAGGTGACTCGCCCTCCGTTAAAAGGAAAGAAAAGAAAGCGCAGATCTTTAAAGGAATCTGATTGGAAAACTTACTGTGGATCAAGTGAAGCTGTTAAAGAATTGATAGAAGAGAATGGCTTAGATTCTGTCAAACGAGAGATATTACACTTATGTAAAGGAGCAGGAGAACTCTCCTACATGGAAACAAAGGAACAATTTGATAGAGAAGTTTTATTACGCGAGGATTATCACAATGGCATTATCGGCTGTCGTATTCATCATTCTCATGTAAAGCGGCTTAAAAAACAATGAAATATAATGCAATAATAGTATTTACAAACCCTCAATTTTAGTATATAATATTAATAACAAAGTAAACAATATATGATAATTATCGACTTCTCAGCAATATCAATCGCATCAGTATTTTCTCAACCAGCAAATACTTTAGATGAATCCATGATTCGCCACTTTATTCTTAATTCATTAAGGATGTATAATGTAAAATACAGATCAGAATATGGCGAGATGGTTATCGCTTGCGACCATAAAAGTTGGCGCAAATCCGTTTATCCAGAATATAAAGCGTCTCGTAAAAAAACCCGAGAGAAAAGTAATATTGATTGGACAGAAGTTTTTGGTATGATTGATAAAGTAAAACAAGAGCTTATGGAGTTTTTCCCTTATCCTGTGGTTCATGTTAATGGTGCAGAAGCAGATGATATTATTGCTACACTTGTTGAAAGCACTCAGGAGTTTGGTAAACATGAAAAGGTAATGATTGTTAGTTCTGATAAAGACTTTATTCAATTGCAGAAATATTCAAATGTTAAACAGTTTAGCCCAGGCCAAAAGAAAGCAGTTACCGATCCTTCTCCTGCGATGTATTTGTTCGAGCATGTTCTTAGAGGCGACGCTGGTGACGGCGTTCCAAACGTTCTATCAAGCGATGATACTTTTGTTACAGCAAAACGCCAAACTCCTTTAAGTAAAGTTAAGATTAAAAAATGGCATGAAGAATCAAAGACTAAAGATCTAAAAGATGTCCTTGACGAAAATACATATAGGAATTACATACGTAACCAAACTATGATTGACCTATCAAAGATTCCCAGCGAAGTAGTGCAAGATATCCAAGCCGAGTATCAAAAAGAAGAAAACCAAAAAAATGATAATTCAAAGATACTGAATTATCTAATTCAAAATAGATGCAACCAGCTCGTAAATTGTGCTGATGAATTCTTTATAAAATAATATAACAACTATGAAAAACCAAACATCGAAAAAATTTGTAACGCGTTTACCGCATGAAACTCTTGAAAAAGTTCAGGCGTCCAATAATGTTAAAGATCGAGTAAAAATCCTACAAGAGGATGCTACCTTTGCTTTGAAGACAATTCTTCAAGTTAACTTTAGAGAGGATATTACTTTTGATTTTCCAGAAGGAGCACCTCCTTATAAGAAAGATGAAAGCAATGTCCCTGGGCAACAATATAGATCTATTGAAAAATCAATTTCATCATTAAAAAATCTAGTAGCACAAAATAAAGCAGTTCCTACTTTTAAAAAAGAAGCAGGCCTTATTAGATTGCTAGAATCAGTTCATCCAAAAGATGCAGAGATTCTAATTGCAATGAAAGATAAAGATCTTAAAAGTCTATATAAAGGTATTACTTTGTCAACCGTTCAAAAGGCATTTCCTAATTTAAAGTTAGTTGCAGAATAATATGACATATGAATATACATGTTTAAGCTGTGAAGAACGATGGGATGGCCGTTATCCTGTAGATGATAGAGATATACCTTTAAGTGAGCCTTGCCCAAAATGCGGAGTTGAAGGACAGGTTAAAAGAGTTCCAACCGCGGTTCGAGTTTCATATGAAGGTTTTCAAAGCCCTATTACAAGAGCTGGTGGAGAATGGAATGACGTGCTTAAATCTATTAAAAAGGGAGCAGGTAAAAAATCCACTATTGAAACTAAATAATGTCTCTACGATCTTTATTATCAAAACCAATTAGAGGGACTACTTTTAATCATTTACCTACTTCAATTGGTTATGATGATTTGATTTGCGAAACTAAAACATCTGGCAGAAAATATATAACTCCAGAAGGAACCGCATATCCAAGTATTACAACTGTTCTCGGTTCTTTAAGTAAAGAAGGAATCGAAGCTTGGAAGAAACGAGTGGGCGAAGAAGAAGCTAATCGAATTTGTCAACATGCATGCACTCGTGGAACAGCTATGCATGAAGCTATTGAGAGATATCTTAATAATGAAGAAGACTGGTTTACTCCAAATGAGATGCCAAACGTTAAAGCGCTGTTTAATGCGGTTCGCCCGATTCTTGATGAAAGAGTAACTAATATATATTTACAGGAAGGCGCTCTTTATTCTGATCATTTAAAACTTGCGGGCCGTGTTGATTGTATCGCTGAGTTTGATGGAAAGCTTTCAATCATTGATTTTAAAACCGCAAGACAAGCTAAGAAGAAAGAATATATTAGTAGTTACTTTATGCAAGCTTCTGCATATGCTATTATGTTTGAAGAAAGAACTGGTATACCAATAACACAAACAGTAATTCTAATGGCTGTTGATGATTCGCCCACACCAATCGTATTTAAAGAGAAACGCGATAACTATACAAAACAATTAATTGAAACTATACAAAACTACTATGACACAACCCGATAACAATAAAAGAAATGAAAGTGAACCATCATTAAAAGAAATAATATCGCCACGCCGTAACGATCCATTCGTTACTGACTATGGTACAATTTCTGATTTTTATATTTCATCTCAGATCGGTCCAGCTTCAGATTATATTGATTGGTTTCAAAGGATTCGTGCATCTCGTGAATCGGATATTCTTCGCTTCCATATTAATTGCACCGGTGGGGATTTATTTACAACCATTCAATTTATACAAGTTCTTTCAGAGACTAAAGCAACAGTTGTTATGTGTGTTGAAGGTTCGTGTATGTCAGCCGCAACTCTTCTATTTTTAATGGGAGACGAATTTACAGTATCTGATCATAGTGTATTTCTTTTCCATAACTACTCAGGTGGTGTTGTTGGAAAGGGCGCAGAAATTTATCATGGAGTAATGCATGAAAGAAAATGGACTGAAAAGCTATTACGTGAAGCTTATGAAAACTTTCTTACTGAGGAAGAAATTTCCCAACTTCTTGAAGATAAAGATATTTGGATGGATGCTCAAACCGTCGTTACCAGGTTAAAAGAAAAAGGAACAAAGAGTGATGATACACTAGTCAAGCCAAAAAAGAAAACGTCTAAAAAGAAAACCACTAAGAGAAAAACAATTAAAAAGAAATCATAATGAAACATACAAATATTAATAAACCAGATTACCACTTTAAACGGCGCTTAGCTTTTGGTATATTGGATGCAGTTGGCAAAGAAGAGTTAGATGAATTTCAAAAGGAGATTATGATTGATATTTCGGCTGAGTATGAATTTATTAAAAACAAAACTAGCAATTTATCAAAAATGCAACGCGATCAAATTGAACAAGCATATGTGGGTATTCAAAATACTTTAGCAAATCAAGAAGAAGACCAATTAAAAGAGGTGGAGGAAGAAGAGTAATGAAAACTTTAATATTAGCAACAAGTAAATTTTGCGGTCCTTGTAAACTTTTAAAAAGTGAGTTTGAAAAGAAAGGTATCGATATAGAATATAAAGATTCTATTGAAGATGTAAACTTTTTTATTGAAAATAAAATTAAAAGTGTGCCGACATTAGTGTTAATAAACGGTGATAAAATTATTGGAGCTGAAGCTATTATGAAAAGTTTGAAGGAACATTATATTTGATAAATAATATTATATCAAAGGTGACGTTGATATATTAATTCACTTATAATATAAATAATACTATGTCAACCAATATCGATTTGCATGCCGACAAAGGCAGCACTTTTTCTGTGGCCGTCAATGTTGAAAACAAAGACGGCTCTGCTTTTGATTGTACCGGCTACAATGTTAGAGGACAAGTTAGGAAAACTTATAAATCCGAATATGGAGTAAACCTTTCATGTGATTATATTGATCAAGCTGATGGTCTTATAGGTTTATCATTGACCTCAGAAGAAACCGCTGCTATGAAGGCCGGGCGGTATTATTATGATGCTGAGATTTTTAGTGACAGCGGCACAGTAATTAGAGTTTTAGAAGGTATCTTCGAAGTTAGCCCACGTGTTATTAGTGAGACTTCGGACTTGGGGCTGGGCGATAATACCGATCCAGTACCCGATTCGCATGCACTTAGGAGAGACAATCCTCATCAAGTTGCTCCCGATCAAATTGGACTAGGCAACGTAGATAATACAGCCGATGCAACCAAACCCGTATCTGGACCAACACAAGCTGCTTTAAATTTAAAAGCAGATCAATTAACTACATATACTAAAACAGAAGTTGATACAAAAGTTACTAATTTAATTGATTCCGCGCCCGGTGCATTAAATACTCTTAATGAATTGGCTGAGGCTCTTGGCGATGACGAGAATTTTGCATCTACTGTCAACTCGGCTATTGCTAGTAATTCAAGTGGAATAACAGCTTTAAACAGTCATGCCTTAAGTAAAACCAATCCGCATGATGTTTCTTTAGAACAGTTAACTGATGTTGATTTTCTTTCAAATCCGCCGGCGCAGGGCCAAGGTATTCTCTATGATACAGATTCTCAAACATGGGTAGCTGCAGATATTGAGGGTGGTACAGGAACAGGTGGCCCAGTAGAATTAACTGACCAAACTCATTCTATATATGTTTCTAAGACTGGTAATAATATTAACCAGGGTTTAAATATTGATGATGCAAAATTAACAATAACCAGTGCTGTGAATGCAGCGCAAACTTTAATAGCTGAACCAGGGTTTGTAGGAAGTGTAAGAATTGATGTTTTAGATGGTGGCAGATACTTTGAAGGAAATGTAAACATTTCAGATAACATTCACGTGTTTGCGCCAACATCAACATTTATTGGAAACCTTACTATTGGTAATAATTCATCCTGTGTTATTGATACTCATTATGCCGACACAAACACACCTGGCTCCACTTTAGTTAATTTTGTTAATGCAACAAATTCTTACTATACTGCTAATACTTTAGATATGCGAGGTGAAGCCGGTTCACAAACCGGTGGCATTGGTATTAGGTCTGAACAGAGTATTAACAGGTGTAAAGTAAATATTGGCGAGATTTATATTCCAACTGACGCAAAAGGATATCAAAGTGATGAAGACGGTAATTTAACTTTTGGCAGAGTAAATCTTACAGGCGATAACTCATTCGCGTTTTACTTATTTGGCGTAGATGGAAATGCAAAAACTGATATAACATGCGGGGAAATTATTGCATCTCCAATAGGCAGTAATACTATGGCCGTTTACTGTAATACTGATAATTCAAAAACAACTTTAATATGTGGCCAGATAGATGTAGCTAAAGTTTATTCTATACCAAAGGCAACAGCTGAACTTTATATAATTTGCCCTAAAATTAGTGGTGATAGAACTCAAAATATTATTGGAGTTGTAAAAGAAATTTCAGATATTACTTTTGATTTAAAAGCAGATCAAACCGCGTTGACCGCACACGTTTCTGATGCAACCAATCCTCATAGCGTAACTGCTACTCAAGTTGGTTTAGGCAACGTAGATAATACATCTGATGCAACCAAACCCGTATCTGGACCAACTCAAAATGTTTTAAGTTTAAAGGCAAATTTATCTGATTTATCTAATCACATTAATGATTTAACCAATCCTCATAGCGTAACTGCTGCTCAAGTTGGACTTGGTAACGTAGATAATACATCTGATATTAATAAACCAGTTAGTACAGCAACACAAACTGCTTTAAATTCAAAGGCCAATTCATCTGATTTAACAACTCACATTAATGATTTAACTAATCCTCATAGCGTAACTGCTGCTCAAGTTGGTTTAGGAAATGTTAATAATACATCTGATATTAATAAACCAGTTAGTACAGCAACACAAACTGCTTTAAATTTAAAAGCAGATCAATTAACTACATATACTAAAACAGAAGTTGATGCTGCTATAGGTGATGGGGGTGGAGGTGATTTAACCGCTGATGTTACATCTGATGTTAATGTTGGAAGTATTTCAACGGCTGATGTTGTTACAAGCGGCACGACTTTGCAAGAGTTTGTAGAGCAGTTATTGAAACAAACATATTTTCCAACTTTCGTAAACCCCTCTGCATCCCTTACTGATAATCTAGCCTCATCAGTAGAAGCTGGTACAACGGGAATTAATCTATCGGCCGGCTTTAATGCAGGCGCAATTAACGGAGCTCTCACTGATAATATTTGGGATCCAGGCCTAAAGCAAGCAAACAGAGCCGGGGCAGCAAACTCATACGAATTTAGTGGAACTTCTATAATTACAACAACACAGGGCGGATCTACTTTAAGTCAACCCGCTGTTGTAATTACAGATGGTGCTAATACTTTTAATGTTTCTATTGATTACGCAGAAGGCCCGCAACCACTTGACAGCGTGGGCAGCAATTATTTAAGCCCACTGCCAGCTGGAAGCGTGGTGAAGTCGCTAACTGTAAATGGAAGACGAAGAGCTTTTTATGGAACTAACCTCAGTGATAATACTAGTGCTGGTATAAGAGCTTTATCTAATAGTGTTTTAAACCCAGGGAATGGCTCGTCTTTCACAATTAACATTCCTGCTGGTGCAGTAAGTGTTAATTTCTCTTACCCAAATACTCTTCGAAATGTTACTAGTGTTCTTTATGCAGAAGGTCTTAATGCAGATGTTAAGGGATCTTTTGGATCACCCACTCTGGTTGATGTAGAAGGAGCCAATGGATTTAGTGCCATATCTTATAAAGTATATTCATTCACACCACCTTCACCATTTGAAGCTAGCGCAACTTACACCGTAACAATTTAATATAAATAGCAATATGGCATCCATAGAATTTCCTCTTTCATTCACACGACAATTTGTCGGGCCACTTGATACATCATCAGTATATGATTCATTAATAGATCTTCAAGACTATGTTAATAATAATCCTATTGCATATCTTGGTCAAGTTCTTAGTATAGCCAGTGGTGATGACGCTGGCATTTACATCGTTGGTGATGATGGTGCTGGCGGTTTTAATGTTGAAAAATATAGTAACGAAACAGATCTTAGTTCTAAAGCTAATTCATCTGATTTAACAACTCACATTAATGATGCAACAAATCCTCATAGCGTAACTGCTACTCAAGTTGGTTTAGGTAGCGTAGAAAATACCGCTTTATCAACCTGGCCTGGAAGCGGTGCAATTACTACAGTGGGAACACTTGGTAGTTTAACTGTATCTGGCCAAACTACATTTACTAACAATTTCCCGTTCTTACCTTCTGGTCCTCCAACAGACTCAAATCATGCAGTACCTAAAAGTTACGTTGATACTTTATCAGAGGGTTTACATACACACGATCAAGTTCATGCTTTAGCGCTCAGTGAATTAAGCGGTTTAATTGATGGAAATGCTGGGCCTTCTACAGTGAGTTATGATAATGGAACCAATGGCGTTGGTGCCACACTTACTATTGTTTCTGCCGGTGAATTTAACTTTTTATCACCAATCGTATGGGACAATGACCCTGATATTTTACTTACAAATAGAGTATTGGTTATTAATCAGGGAAATACTTTTGAGAATGGAATATATGAGATAACATCATCCACCGTTTTAACTAGAGCGAGTGACTTTGATACCCCAGCAGAAATGGCAGGTGGTGATTTTGTATTTGTTACTCACGGCGATACTTACAATAATACTGGGTGGGTTCTTTCTGAACCTGTTAATACAGTTGGAACTGACGAAGTTCACTTCATTCAATTCTCTGGTGCGGGTTCATTTATTGGCGGGCATGGTATTACAATCAATGGTAACGAAGTTTCTATTCCAAAGAACGAATTAATAGAACTTCAAGATCTAACTATATCCGGTGATTTTAAATTAATAAGCGATCCATTACCACAGGCAAATTATATATTAACAACTGATGCCGCTGGTATTGGTACATGGCAAGAACCGTTTCAATCGACTCTTAATTCAGTCACAACAAACGGAGCAACTACCCTCAACGATATTAGTGTAGGCAGGATTGTAACATTACATCCAACTAATCCAGTCAACAACAACATAGCCTCTGGTAATAGCAGTGCGTCTATTGGAGGAGTTGCAAATGTAGTAAGCGGGAATGGCTCAGTCAGTTATGGAGGTATCGGCCAAGAAGTTAAAGGGCTAGAGTCTTCGGCAATAGGTGGAATAAACACAATTCTAAACACTAGATACACCTCTGCTATTGGAGGAACTGGCAATGTGGTTGGTTTAGGAACGTCGCCAATAGATGATATAGATGCACAAAATTCGATTGCATTAGGGGGCAACGGTAATATAATTGAATCCGCACAAGCAGCGGCAACAGTAGGTGGAGACACAAATAGGATTTTAACAACTCATCACAGATCCGTTATTTTAGGAGGTCAAAACATTATAACAGATGCCGCGGATACTGCATACGTTCCCAATTTAAATGTCGGCGCAGGATTCAAAATGCCAACAGGCGCAATTGATACCTACGTGCTGACCACTGATGCAACTGGTGTAGGCACATGGCAAGAAGCGGCGGGAGGCGCTGTATCGGATTTAGAGTATTCAGGTGATTGGGATAGTGCTACGAACCCCGCTTCTGCTACTACGGCACCAAGTAAAAATGCTGTATATGATAAGATTGAATTATTAGTAGCTGCTAGCACAGGTACAACAGATTTAAGTATTGGTAATGTAACTGCGTCTTCTTTAGATATACAATCTAACACAGGAAACAATGCGACAATTCCAGCAGCAACAACAGTATCTGCTGGATTATTAACAAACGCTCAATTTGATAAGTTGTCCAGCATTACTGTAACAAGTGCGATTAACCTTGATACCTTAACATCTAACATACAATCAAATTTATCCTATACATCAAGTGCAACAAACGGAGTTGTAACAAATAGTGATGGAAGCGGTTTTATAATTCCTGCGGCAACAGCAGTAGCTGGCACTAACATCGCTGGATTATTAACTCCAACTCAATTTGATAAATTAGATTTAATTAGTATTGTTACTGATCCGGTTGATCTTAATGCTTTATCGAGCGATCTTAATACTTTATCGGGTGATCTTACTACTTTATCAACCGGCGTTTCAACAATTGCGGGGCGGGTTGATAATTTAGAAATAAACGTTAGTGCAATAACATCTAACGTATCGACAGATTTAGGTATTGGTACTCATAATGATATATCTTTACATATAACAAGCAGCGATGGAGAAAATGCGATACTTCCTTTAGCAACAGCGTCAACTGACACTAACCTCGCTGGATTATTAAGCCCAACTCAATTTGATAAGTTGGACAACATTACAGTTGCATCGCCCGTTAATCTTGATACCTTATCATCCACAGTTGGCGGAATAACATCTAACATACAATCAAATTTATCCTATACATCAAGTGCAATACAAGGCGTTATAGCAAATAGTGATGGAAGTGGTTTTATAATTCCTGCAGCGGATACCAACCTTGCTGGATTATTAACGAACGCTCAATTTGATAAGTTGGACAACATTACTGTAACAAGTCCGATTAATCTTAATACCTTATCATCCACCGTTGATGGAATAACATCTAACATACAATCAAATTTATCCTATACATCAAGTGCAATAGACGGAGTTATAGCAAATAGTGATGGAAGTGGTTTTATAATTCCTTTAGCAACAGCAGTGGAGGATACCAACATTGCTGGATTATTAAGCCCAACTCAATTTAATAAATTAAATTTAATTAGTATTGTTACTGATTCGGTTGATCTTAATGCTTTATCAACCACCGTTGATGGAATAACATCTAACGTATCGACAGATTTAGGTATTGGTACTCATAATGCAACATCTTTACATATAACAAGCAGCGATGGAGACAACGCAATACTTCCTTTAGCAACGGCGTCAACTGACACTAACCTTGCTGGATTATTAAGCCCAACTCAATTTGATAAATTAGATTTAATTAGTGTAACAAACACAATTGACCTTGATAACATTGTTGGGTCTGGTGACATAACAACAGATGATGCATGGGTAGCTGCTGGAGACTTGATTGTTGGCTCTGGAACAAACACGGCATCAATATTACCCAAATCAGATAACAATTTTCTACATACGACAGCAGCAGGAGTTGTGCAATGGAAGTCGGCTATAGATGGAATTTCTAAGAATGGCACAGGTGCATTTAATAGCCGTAGAACTATTAATCTCATAGAGGGAACTAACATAACCCTAACGTTTGTCGATGATCCTTTGGGCAAGGTAGATGTTACTATAGATGCCGCTGGTGGTGGAGGAGTTACAGATTTAGGTATTGGTACTCGTAATGATATATCATTACAGATAACGAGTAGCGATGGAGAAAATGCGACAATTCCTTTAGCAACGGCGTCAACTGATACTAACCTTGCTGGATTATTAAGCCCAACGCAATTTGATAAGTTGGACAACATTACTGTAACAGGTCCGATTGACCTTGACAATCTCCCAACCGGTAGCGGTGATATGTTAAAGGCTGATTATGACCCAAATAATACAGCTCAAGATATCTATGATATTCGGTGGATGGTAGAGCACACAGACCCCTTGGCAACACCCAATAGAATTTTTACTAAATTAGAAAGAGACAAAGTTAATAATCTTTGGGTTGGAATTAATGAATTGGCCGCCAACGTAGCGCCAGTTGTTACTAATGACTCATCCCAAGGTTATTCGGTTGGTTCACTTTGGATAGACATCACTTCTGGAGAAGTATATAGGTGCGTTGATAATACCGTTGGAGCCGCGGTATGGGCCGAAACTTCACTATCAGGGCTAGCGCCAGTTGCTACTAGTGGCAGTGCTACTGACTTAACTACTGGAACTCTTTCAATCCTTAGGATTGGTGATGAATCAATAACAAGCGGTAAGCTAGAAAGTACTATTACTACTTCGTTAGGAAAAGCCGATACCGCATTACAACCGGTGGATGTTGGAATTAGCGTCCAAGGGTGGTCTTCGGTATTATCTGCAACCACAGCTAGTTTCTTAGTAGCAGATAAAGATAAACTTGACAACATTATATTTGATGATCCTCGGGATCCTGATATTCCAATTAACCTTGATACATTATTAAGTAACGTTACAACGAACAACAGTAAAGTATCTGCTGATGGTAGTGTAACAACGCATTCTGATATTA